CTACGACAGATTTAACAATAAGTTTGTCTATGTTCCTTGTAACGCAGACGTTGCTGGTCTAATGTGCCGCACCAACATTGTTGCATATCCTTGGTTCTCTCCTGCTGGTCAGCAGAGAGGCATTATCAACAATGCAATCAAACTTGCATATAATCCAAATAAAGCACAGAGAGATCAACTTTACCCACAAAGAGTTAACGCAATTGTAACTCAACCAGGTATTGGTACTCTCCTGTTTGGCGATAAAACTGCTCTTGGTTACGCATCTGCATTTGATAGAATCAACGTTCGTCGCTTGTTCCTCACTATTGAGCAAGCACTCCAAAGAGCTGCTCAGGCACAACTCTTTGAATTGAACGATGAACTGACAAGAGCAAACTTTAAGAACATTGTTGAACCTTATCTCCGTGATGTTCAGGCAAAGAGAGGTCTCTATGGATTCCTTGTAGTCTGTGACACAACTAATAACACTCCTGACGTTATTGATAATAATGAGTTTAGAGCGGACATCTTCCTGAAGCCCGCCAAGTCTATTAATTATGTAACTCTTACCTTTGTTGCAACCCGCACAGGCGTAAGTTTTGAAGAAGTTGCAGGTACTGTTTGATCATTATTCAATAAATAACCTTAAGGAGGTAACGAATCGTGGCAAGACTCAAGACAATCTCTCAATTTAAGAGTGCTTTAAGTGGTGGTGGTGCTCGTCCCAATCTATTTGAAGTTGAGTTAACAACTTTCCCAGCTGGAATTTCCTGGGATGCAGATAAATTCAAATATCTGTGCAAGGCAGCTGCACTTCCAGCATCAAACATTTCACCAATTGATGTTCCTTTTAGAGGAAGAATTTTCAAAGTTGCTGGTGATAGAACAATTGATGCTTGGACAGTAACCATTATCAATGATGAAGACTTCAAACTCAGAAGAGCATTTGAAGCATGGACCGAACTAATTGCAAAACTTGATAATAACTTGGGTGCAACTCAACCAGCTGCATATATGAGTAATGCAACTGTTTATCAACTTGGAAGAGGTGCTCAAATAAACAGCACCACTAACGCTGGTGCTGATAGTTCTATTCTCGCTGCATATAATTTCGTTGATATCTTCCCAACAAGCGTATCAAATATTGATCTTTCATATGATAGTGGAGACACTATTGAGGAGTTCACTGTTGAATTCCAAGTTCAATCTTACGAAATTATCAGCGGAACTACAGCAGCTAAAGTCTAATAAATAGACGAAAGGCAACCAGAAAAAAATAAATTATGGCAAGATTGTTTGGATTCTCCATTGAGGATAACGAACCATTATCTCCGGGTGTAGTCAGTCCAGTTCCTCAAAATAATGAGGACGGGACTGACCACTACCTGAGTAGTGGTTTTTTTGGTTCATATGTTGATATTGAAGGAGTTTATAGAACAGAGTTTGATCTAATTAAAAGATATCGCGAAATGGCACTTCACCCAGAATGTGATAGTGCCATTGAAGATATTGTAAATGAGGCTATTGTATCAGATACGAATGATACTCCTGTAGAAATTGAACTTTCCAACTTGAATGCAAGTGATGGAATCAAGAAGAAGATCAGGCAGGAATTTAAATATATTCTTTCTCTTTTAGACTTTGATAAAAAGTCTCACGAAATTTATAGAAATTGGTATGTAGATGGTAGATTATACTACCACAAGGTAATTGACTTAAAGAATCCTCATGAAGGGATTCAAGAGTTGCGTTACATAGACCCAATGAAAATGCGGTATGTAAGGCAACAAAAAAAGAGCGAAAAGGACAAATATAGATTATCAAATATTAACTCAGACAATCCAATGGATTTTGAGTTTCCTGAAATTGAGGAATATTTCATTTATAATCCAAAAATGACATTCCCAGCAAGCAATCCATCTTCACTGGGTGGTACTGCTGGAATCAAAATGTCAAAAGATTCTATTACTTATTGCACATCAGGTCTTGTAGATAGAAACAAGGGATCAACACTTTCATATCTTCATAAAGCAATTAAGTCACTCAATCAACTTCGTATGATTGAGGACTCACTGGTTATTTACAGATTGTCTCGTGCCCCAGAAAGAAGAATTTTCTACATTGATGTAGGTAATCTCCCCAAGGTAAAAGCAGAACAATATCTTCGCGATGTTATGATGCGTTATCGCAATAAACTTGTTTATGATGCAAATACGGGAGAAATCCGTGATGACAAAAAGTTTATGGCAATGCTTGAAGATTTTTGGCTTCCTCGCCGTGAAGGTGGAAGAGGTACTGAAATTTCAACTCTTCCAGGTGGTCAAAACCTTGGAGAAATTACCGATATTGAATATTTCAAGAAAAAACTATATCGTTCTCTAAATGTTCCTCCCTCAAGAATGGATGGAGAAGGTGGATTTAATCTTGGCAGATCATCGGAGATTCTTCGCGACGAAGTTAAATTCAGCAAGTTTGTTGCTCGTTTAAGAAAGAGATTCTCATACATGTTCCATGATATGCTGAGAACTCAACTCATTCTCAAAAATATCATTACTCCAGAGGATTGGGGTATTATGGAAGAGCATATTCAATATGACTTCCTCTATGACAACCACTTTGCAGAACTTAAGGATGCAGAACTTCTCAACGAAAGATTAAATATGGTTCAAATCGCAGAACCTTATGTTGGTAAGTATTTCTCGCAAGATTATTTGAGAAGAAAAATCCTTCGCCAAACTGATGAAGAAATTATTGAACAGAATAAACTTATTGAAAAAGAAATAAAGGATGGGATTATTCCTGATCCAAGTATTTCGGTAGATCCAACAACGGGTATGCCTTTAGATCAAACTTCACAAATGGATCTTGGACAACCAGTAATGGAACCAAATCTTGATGCCCAGGGTGCCGCAACAGAAGCAAGTGGAAAAATTGCAGAAATGCCCAAGGGCGGTGAGATATAAATAAAGAAAATATTATTGGGTTTTAAAAATGGATGATCTTTTAGACATGATTGCTGCTGACGAATCTCCTTCGCAGATTAGTGATAAGATTAAAGAACTTTTATTCGCAAAGTCTGCTGAAAAAATTGACGAACTTCGTCCCACAGTAGCAAACGCAATGTTTAATAGCGAAACAGAAGAGGAAGAATGAAATCATTCAAACAATTCATCTCAGAGTCGGTGAATATTTCCGGAGATTTTAACGGAAATCTTTACATCAACTCTCAACCAGAACCACAATCGGTTGGAGAAGAGTATGCTGCAGATGTTTTGTGGAATGGAAGTCTTTACCGAATGGAATTAACCAGCAAAACTGGAATTCCATCAAAACGATCTTTAGGTGAAGAGTTGCAGGCAGAGTATCCTGGCGCAATTGTTCACCAGATTTATCCTATTGCAGAAAAGAACTGTAATATCAAAAAAGCAAGCAGATACCACCCATCAAAGTTGGAATGGATTGATTAATAATGGCTCAGTGGAATATAACAACCCAAGACTACTTAAATCAAGAAAGAAGTCTTTTTGAGGTTAATGGTGTCGCAACCAGAGACGGTAAAATTGTAGATGAATATAATAGATTTCCAGTTAGTATAAATTCTGATGCTTTTGGAAGAACAAGAGTATCAAATCCATTAACACTTTTTGATTCATCTCACAGATATAGAGACAATAATCTTTGGGAGAGTTTAGTTGTAGGGACAGGTTCTACTGTTGGATTTACAACTACAGCAGGTTTGGTCAATATGACTGTGGGTGTTGGAAGCACCGCATCAGTTATTAGAGAAACCACAAAAGTATTTTCATATCAACCAGGAAAATCTTTGTTGACTATGAATACCTTTGTATTAAATCCACCAAAAGAAAACCTAAGGCAAAGAGTTGGGTATTTTGGTGCTGATAATGGAATATATTTTGAGGTTGATGGAACTACTGCGCATTTTGTGGAAAGAAGTTTGTCATTAGGAGTAGAAACAAGAGTTGCTCAATCAAATTGGAATATTGATAAGTTAGACGGAACAGGTGTTTCTGGAATTACATTGGATTTAACCAAGGCACAAATTCTTTGGACGGATATTGAGTGGTTAGGACTTGGAAATGTAAGACTTGGATTTATAATTAATGGTAAGTTTGTTCATGCACACACTTTTCAACACGCAAATTTAATTCAATCAACTTATATTACAACCGCATCACTTCCTTTAAGATATGAAATTAGTAATACTGGTATTACAACAAGTGCAAGTACGTTGAAACAAGTTTGCTCCACAGTAATTTCTGAAGGTGGATATGAACTTCGTGGATTACAGCAAGCAGTATCCACTCCAATTACGGCACCAGTAGATTTGCCAACTCCCGCTGGAACATATTATCCAATTATTTCTATTCGTCTCAAAGCACCAATTAATGGACAACCGGATAGATTGGATGCAATCGTTATTATGACTGCTCTATCAATTATGGGAACTGGAAATGGTCCTCAATATAATTGGCAGGTGAGAGCAAGTGCAACAACATCGGGAGGAACTTGGGTCAGTGCTGGAACAGACTCTGCGATTGAATATAAACTTGATGGAGGAACTGTAAGTGGTGGAAGAGTTTTAGCATCTGGATTCTTAACTTCCGCCAACCAATCATCACAATCAGTAGATATTCTTAAAGAAGCACTCTTCAAGTTTCAGTTAGAAAGAAATGGATTAACCAAAACTCCATATGAACTAACTTTAGTTGCTGCATCTGATACTGCAGGTGCTGATATTTTTGCTTCTATGGATTGGGAAGAAATTAGTAGATAATTTTATCTTAATTTGATTAAATAATAAATAACTAAAAGTGTACTATAAAAATAATGGCTCATAGACCGATAGGTGCTGGTATTTCATTAACAACAGGTGCAGCATCAGCGATGACGACTTCTTTTACTGCACAAACTAATGTAGTAAGAGTTGTTGCCGTAACTGCTGGAGCATTTGTTGCAATTGGGACAAATCCAACATCTACAACCGCAGATTATTATGTTCCTGCTGGCGGAACTGCAACTCTTGCTCTCACTAAAGCGTCAAACAGAGTTGTTGGAGTAACTACTGGAACTACGACAATTATTGATTGTCCAGAGGGAACTCAAGCACCCTTTGGTGTTGGCGATTTCGTAACTCTTTCGGGATCTCAATATCACAACTTTACTCATGCTGAAGTTCTTTCGGTGAATACAACATCTACTTATGATGGATATTTCCAGAGAAGATTTACTGTAAATTATAATTCCAGTGGAATATTAACAGCATTTAATTCACCAGATGCAACTGTTTCTCTATCATATAGATTAGCAGCAAGAACTGAAGGTGGTGCTGGTACATTATATGCCCAACAAGTACAAATTTCAGGACAAGCATAATGAAACTTATTACCGAAGAAATCGAATCAGTAGAAGTCCTTACCGAAACGGTCAACGGTAAGAAGACTCTTTATATTCAAGGACCTTTCCTTCAAACAGAAGTTGTAAACAGAAACGGTAGAATGTACCGTTTACCTGTTATGGAAAGAGAGGTGAAGCGTTATACTGAGCAGTATGTAAACAAAGGTCGTGCTCTTGGGGAACTTGGCCACCCAGATGGCCCAACAGTAAACCTTGATCGGGTTTCTCATAAGATTGTTTCACTTCAACGAGAAGGAAATAATTTTATTGGTAAAGCACAGATTCTATCCACACCAATGGGTAAGATTGCTGAGTCACTTCTCAAAGAAGGAGTAACTCTCGGTGTTTCTTCTCGTGGTATTGGTTCAGTAAAACCAAACAATGAGGGTTATACTGAAGTTGGTGAAGATTTTATGCTTGCAACTGCAGCAGATATTGTTGCAGATCCTTCTGCACCTGACGCATTTGTTCAGGGAATTATGGAAGGTAAAGAGTGGGTTTGGGATGGAGGTATGCTTCGCGAAAAATTTGCAGAGCAAACTCAGAAGAGAATCAATACTCTTGTGGATCAAAAACTTTTAGAAGAGTATAAGTTGAGTTTATTCAATGAGTTCTTAAACTCATTGTAATTTATTAATTTATAAATAAATATAGTTTATAACTAAAGGTTAAACGGAGAGTTCAAATGTCTCGTGGAGATTTACAAGAAATGGAAGTAGGCACTAAGCAATCCAGAACCGCTGTCAACGCCAATGCTAAGGCAGCGGATGCAATGCCACATTTATCTGGTTCAACACCTGGCCAAACTGGTGGATGGGAAGATCTTGGAGGTCCCGATCCTTCTAATTATCGCTCAACTGATGATTCAGCAAAACTCAAAACTCCCGGTGCAACCCTTAAGCAAGTTAAGGATGTTGTAACCAAGGGTGCTAAGCCAGCTGAAGCAATGAAGGCGGTTAAAGAAGATGAAGAGTTAGAGTATGATGAGGACGAGGAGCTCTTAGAAGATACTGAAGAAGAAATCGTAGAAGCTAAGGAAGAGGAAGAAGAAGAGGAAGAGGACGGTAAGAAAAAAGGTAAGAAGGAAGAAGAAGACGAAGACGAAGAAGACGAAGAAGAGGAAATGGAAGAAGAGTTTAGCATCGATGAAGATGTTAATGCTCTACTTGAAGGTGAAGATCTTTCTGAGGAATTCCAAGAGAAAGCACGCACCATTTTTGAAGCAGCTCTTCGTTCAAAATTTACCGATATTCAAGAATCTCTTGAAGAGCAGTATGCTGTTGCTCTTGCAGAAGAAGTTGAAGAAATCAAGACTTCTCTTGCTGAGCGTGTAGATGCATACCTCGAGTATGTTGCTGGCGAGTGGGTAGAAGAAAATGCCCTCGTCATTGAAAAAGGTCTTAAGACCGAGATGACTGAATCATTCCTTGCTGGAATGAAGAGTCTTTTTGAAGATCATTATGTATCAATCCCTGAAGATAAATATGATGTGCTTGAGAGCATGGTAGATAAACTTGATGAAATGGAGACAAAACTCAACGAGCAAATTGAGAAGAACGTTTCCCTTAACAAGCGTCTCGCAGAGTCG